CAATTTGATTTGTATTCACCTTCTACCAATACAAGGATAGAAGTAAAAAGTGACCAAAAGTCACAACACACCAACAATTTCTTAATCGAAACCTACATGTATCATAAACCATCAGGTATTCTTTCAACAGAAGCCGATATATGGGTGTTTTATGATGGAAAGAATTTAGTCTGGGTAAAGCCTGATAAGATTAAGGATTTAATCTTAGAGAAAGGGTATCAACAAAGATTGATCACAGGGAAAGGAGATACAGAACCAAAACGCTGTTATCTTATCCCTACCCATGAAATTTATGCAATATCAACTAAAGTGGAGTCAATACATGAAGATAAATCCTAAAGATTTAACATGGATCAGAAAAGGTCTAGCAAGTGAAGTATTAAAAAGCAAAGCAGATAACGATAAAGAGGCAGTACAGGAAGTGCAGCAGTTATTGGATCGCTTAGATACAATGGAAAAAGAATTTTATAAAAACAATGCCCCGCAACAAACAAATAACTAAACCTGTGAGCAGAACACATAAGCAAGCAGGACTCTTATTTCCTTTGGATAAAGTGGTGAGAGTGACAAGTAATTGTATTCTGTTGGTTGGCGCGAATAGAAACCTGTGGGGCAAGATTTACAAACAAAGGAGAATCAAATGAATGAATATTTATGGAGTGAACTCATCAATCATAGGCATGATATAATTATACCTATACTGGTGGTCGTGGTCATTTTATATCATTATTTAGATCGTTGGTACTTAAAAAAACAATTTGAAGAAATGAAAAAAATATTATTTGAGATATTTGATGAGGTAGAGAAATGATACTGATTGATATACCTAGTTGGATGATAATGATTGGTTGGTTTTTTACTCAAATATTTAAAGTAGTAACCACCATGTTTATTTTAGTGATTAGTCTTAATAAAATAGAACTATGGAGAAAAAAATGAGTAAGTGGCAGGTGTATAAAGATAAGAAGGAATTGCCTATATGTTGTGGTGTATATGTGATGTACAAGGATGATAAGGTGATGTATGTAGGGATTTCCAAGAATGTACGACAGAGATTCTCAAAACACGCAATAAAAGACTGGGACTATGTAAAGATGAAGCCTGCCACTACTTATGGAGCTGCACATGACTTAGAATCTAAACTGATTAAGAAGATTAAACCTGAACTAAATAGTCAGGGTAGCAATCGTATGCAGTTATCTACTAGGCATAGACTAACGGTTCAACCAGATGTATACCAACGGTTTAGAACATTCTGTTATAGTAAAAATTTAAAGATGAAAGAACTCCTGAATGACATCCTTTTAGGATTTTTGGAGGCAGCAGAAAATGGCAAGTAAATCTAAATCAAAAGGAAACACTTATGAAAGGGAACTCGTAGAGCAACTTTCAAAAGCGGGTTATAAGGTCAAACGCGCTTGGGGATCGGATGGTAGAAGTATGGGGTTTACAGAAGATGTGGATATAGTGGCAAAGAAGGACAAAAAAACTTTGAAGATACAAGCAAAAAGAAGAAAAAGTATTCCACAATGGTTAGCCTTTGGGAATTGTGATTTGGTTATGACCAGGGCAGACCGAGGAGAAACGGTGGTGTTAATGAAATTTAAGGATTGGTTGAAATGAGAGATGAAATAGCAACTCACAATCCTGATGCGATCGTTTATGACCCAAAAGAACTGGATGCTGCCATTTTAGGAGTAAGTCATTGTGGTAAGGTGGTATATAGCTATACCAAACTGGTGGAGTTATTTAAAGATGTGAATGATTGGACAGATGAAGAGTCGGTGGACTGGGTGCAGTATAATGTAGTCGGTGGGTACTTAGGTGAGTTTAATCCAATCATAGTCTATGACTTACTACACGATTAACATAAAGATTACAGAAAAGCTTTCTTCCTCGCAGATTTTAGCTGAAATGCGCGAGGGAGCAATAGAATGGGGGTGGTGTATAGGCAAAGCTCCCACAACAAGAGAAGAAGTACAGAAATTTGGTAACAATTACTACATGAAAGTAGGATATAAATAAGGAGATACAATGAAAGTAGATACATTTTTTAAACTAAGTGATGTTTTTTTAGAAGATTGTAAAAATATACAGATAGAAAAAGGTCGTGAGTATACGATTGACGATGGGACTGGAAAGGCAGATAAATTCGCCAATTTCCGCAGTATTGGTCAAAGAATGGACTTAGATCCAAAGATGGTATTAATGATTTATATGTTGAAGCACATGGATTCAATCCGAACCTATGTTTTATATGGAAAAGAAGGATCAGAAGGACTCAAGGGAAGGTGTCAGGACTTGGTGAATTATGCAATTATGTTATATCTGCTCGATCACGAAGAAAAAGCATTTGAAGACCTAACCCAAGATGCCTGATTTTAAGTATTTCTATGAATATGAGGTAGGAGTAGGTCGAGCAAAATATCAAGGGGATCAAGGAAAGGGCAGTTGTCCACTTGGTACACATGAAGATGCAAAACCTTCTTTTTCTTTTAATCTCACCAATGGTCAATGCAAGTGTTTTAGCTGCGGATGGAAGGGAAATGCTTACCTACTCGCAAAGGCTTTAGACATGAAGAATCCTGAGAAGATGATTAATGGTGAAGCTCCGATAAAAAACGGGCATATACACCCCATTAAACGCGAAATAAAGGGAAGTTTGGATGCTATCGCGGATAGGTATATAAAGAATGTACCCGCGCAACACTTACAGTCCTTACCAAGACTTAAACAAATGAAGGTGGGTTATACCGATGATGGACTCAAAGTCTTTAATTATTTGGATCAAAATGGCAAGGTTACAGGCATTAAAATACATAAATCGTATTGGGTGGAAGGAGATAAGCATTGCCAAATCTATGGATTGAATCTTTTACAGGATTACGATAAGAATAAACCCCTAATTATATGTGAAGGTGAAACCGATATGTTGGTTTGTCCCAACAATGCTATCAGTTTTAGCGCAGGGGCAGGGTCAGTACCTGAAGATTTAAGCGCAATCCTTGATTTTAAGCATATCTATATCGCGTATGATAATGACACGCCAGGTCGAGAGGGTGCAGAGAGACTGGCGCAACGAATTAAGACCGAGAGTAGAGGAATTAAGGTATATACTACTACTTGGAGTGAATACCTACCTCAAGGATACGATATACGAGATGAGTTTACTAAGTATAAGGAAGATGAAGAGTACCAATACAAAGAATTAAAGGCTAGTATTCAAAATGCAGTTGAATATAAGCTGCCAAGCAGAGGATATGATGTAATTGATACCTCGGACTTAACCGCATCATACAATACCCCACCAGAACCGATTGTACAGTATCTCCTTTACGAAGGTGGGGTCAGCTTGGTGGCGGGAACAGATGGAGTAGGGAAAACTTGGTTTGTATTGCAGATGGCGTATGCTATTGCAAGTGGTACTGAGTTTTTAGGGTTTCATGTGAATAAAAAAGATGTATTACTGATTCAATTTGAACTCTCGTTAGAGCAACTATCGAATCGAGTAAAGGCAGTACGAACCAATTTCCCTGAAGATACAAAGGTACAAATAGCAAGATTTGATGACAATGATATGATGTTTACCGATCAATGGCAGAAGATTAAGGATACAGTAGAGGATGTAGGACTCAAAAATGGGGTAATTATCGTAGATAATATCTATACGAGTACCAACCAAGACCTTTCCGATAATAACGCCTTACAACAGATCCTGTCGATGATACAATTAATTAAAACTCAGACAGGCAACTCTATTGTTTTAGTAGGGCATCATAACAAAAGCAGCAACCACGATGAAGAACCTATATTAAGTAAGGGACTGATTCATGGGGGTAAACACTTAACCAATTATGTACACAATGTATTTCAGATCGGAGATAGCACTTTAGGAACAGATTTACGAAGAGGTAAGATTACAAAGGTAAGGGATGAACATTGTGAATTAAATGGTATGGCTTTTAAACTGAATTGGAATCGGGAAGAGGTATTATTTGAAAGAGGTGCAGTCATTACCAATGAGAAACTTCATGTTATGGAAGCAAAGAAGCGGTGGGAAATGGAAGTGATTATCAGCTTTTATAATTATACAAATGGGGAATCTTTTAATAAAGAAAGAATATGGAAATTTGTACAAGCAGATCAGGGTTGGATGCCAACGAAAACAAATTACGATACCAAGTTAAGTAGGTATCTAAATACAATGATAAAGTGGGGTTTTATTTATAAGGAAAAAAGAAACCATTATGATTTTAACCACACCGAATTGAAGCAATATGAAAGTGAAAATACATAGAATCGCTGTGTATGTAATTTATGTGGTTATGTAGTTAAGGGTAAAAGTGGGATATTTTTTCACGACGAGTAACTACATAACTACATCATATAATGAACGGGGTTAGTTAACATGAAAATAAGTGGATTATTATGTTGTAAGAAATGTGGAGTTTATGAAACTGAAGGTATGTACAGATATGATAAAGGAAGGAAATATTTAGTAAATATATACTATTGGTCAAACCTACCAAAGAGAGGGTTGCAAGTAGAAGATTGTCCTAAATGCAACCCAAATGAAAAGCATGACGTTGTATATGATTTCTATGGTTAACCTTCCTTTTCAGATACATTATCATGTACATTTATATCTACTCTATCGGAAATAGTATTATCTACTGATATATCGTGAATATCTTCATTAGCAAAACCAAATACGGGCAGATCTTGATCACACTCTTGCAGTATTGCAATTAACTCTTTGACTTTCATCCCACTAGCTCCTTTCTTCAAAGTATAGATTGATTTCTTCTAGGTAGTGGTCTCTTGTTTTAATCGGATCTTTGATAAAACTAGCTATAATCTCACAAAAGTCTTTCCTGGTCAACAAACAATTCTCT